ATGTGCAGCACCTTCGCGTCATTACTCAGCGGGTCTATCTTCGGGTGGTCAAAGTACTCGACATCAAGCTTCACGAACCTGAACCCTGGCTTCGGCGTCACGTGCACCCCTTTCCCGTTGTTCGCGCATGGCTTGTTTTCGCGCCCCGTCCGCTTGCTTGCGTGACTGCCGGCGCTCACGGTCAGACGCGGCGGTCACCGGACTTCCAGGATGTTCTTCTCAGGCACGCGGTAGTCTCCGAAGTCGCCATTGACTGTCACGGTTGCTGTGTTGACGCGGATGACACGGTGCCAGCCGTACATGGTCCGTACAGCGCGGGCCGTTTTGAGTTGGTCGGGGGTGAACGGAACAGGCCTGGTGTGTTCGGCGTATGCGGCTGCGTTCCGGGCTGCTTCTTCTGCCTGCGCCGCCTTAGCTTCTGCCATGCCGGCGTCAATGCTGCGTTCCGTTGCGGCTGCCCTAGCTCGGTAGGCGGTGCGGGTATCACGCTTCATGCTGCGATCTCCTGTGGGTATCCGAAGTGTTGCGGGTCGTCTAGTTTGTCTTCGTCCCAGGCGAGGGGTGGTAGCCATCTGTTGCGGCGGGCGATTGCGCGGGCGAGGTTGCTGCCTTTGGTGGGTGCGGGGTTTTGGTTCCATAAATGGTTGTAGAGGTCTGTGATGCGGGCGGCGATAGGTGTTGTGGCGCTGATTTTTTGGTGGGTGAGTTTCCAGACGTGGGATCGTTGGAGGCCTAGTTTTTGGGCTAAGGTGTCTTGGTCCCAGCCGTTGTATTGGAGCGCTTGGAGGCGGCGAGCGGCGCCGGGGGTGTTGACGGTCGCGTGGGGGCTGGCTTGTTCGGGGGTTGGGGTGTAGTTGAGGATTCGTTGTTCGGTGTCAGCCTGGATGGTGGCTCGTTTGCCGAGGGTGATTTCTCCGAGGGTGATCATTGCGATGCCCGTGTTGGTGTGGATTTGTTTGAGGGTGATTCCGGTGGCGCGGAGGGTGTTGATGTGGTTTAGGGCTTGTTGTGCTGATCGTTTGTGTTTGGTGTAGCGTCCGTAGGCTTTTTGGCGTCGGGCGTCTCGGGCGTCCTTGGCGTGTGCTTGGCGGCAAGGGGTGCAGCGGCAACGGCCACTGGTGTAGCCCTTCGGTGTTCCGTGTGGGTGGTTCATGCTGCGTTCCAGTTCCAGGTTCGTCCGATGCGGAGGGTTCGTAGGTATTCGGTCTGTTGTTCTTGGGTCCATATGGCTGTTGGGTAGTGGCGGCGCATGGTTTCCGGGTCAACTCCTTCGGTTCGGCAGATTTCGGCTTGGGAGCATCCGTCTTCTATGAGGGCTTCGATGCGTTGTCTGCGTTCGTGGGTTAGCCATTTGTTTGGGTTGGTGATTCCGAGGCGGCGACGGATTTGGTTGATTGCGCTGGCTGAGCATCCGAGTTGGACTGCGATTTGTGCGGCTGTGTGGCCTTGTTGGGTTAGTTGTTTGACTTGTTCGTAGTTGATGACTGCTTTGCGTTTGCCGGTGCCGCGGCGTTGGGGTGGGAATGCTTCGCGTGTGGCGTTTGTCAGCCTTTCCGTGGCTGCTTCTAGTTCGGTGGTCATTGCTGATCCTTTGGGGTTGCGCTGCCCCGCCTACTCGGCGGGGCAGCGGGTGGTGGCTAAAAAGGAGGTTCGGAGTCGGGTCCGTTTCCCCAGCCACCCGCGTTCGCTGCGGGCGTTGCCCACGGATCCTGCTGTGGTGCCGCCGCTGCCATGGCGGGTTGCTGTTGCCCACCGAATCCACCGCTGTTGCCGTTGCGTTGGGTGCGGTTTACTTTGGCGTTGGCGTAGCGGAGTGACGGGCCTATCTCGTCAATCTCTAGCTCCATGGCGGTTCGCTTTTCGCCGTTGGTTTCGTACTGCCTGGACTTGAGCCGCCCGGATGCCACGACTCGCATTCCTTTGGTCAGTGATTCGGCAACGTTTTCTGCCATTTCGCGCCACACTGATGCGCGGAGGAACAGGGTTTCGCCGTCCTTCCATTCGTTCGATTGGCGGTCGAACACTTTCGGCGTGGATGCGATGGTGAAGTTAGCGACCGCGGATCCGGAGGGCACAAAGCGCAACTCCGGGTCATTGGTCAAATTGCCTATAACAGTGATAGTTGTTTCGCCGGCCATAGTTATGCTGCTTCTCTCGTTGTGTGTGCGTATTTTGTGAGGTTGTCAGGTATGAATCCGGACCACATGAGGTCGGTTTCTGGGTCGCCGGTTGAGACGATGACTACGGGCGCTTCTTTGAATCCGAGTGCGCGGATGGCTTCTGCATCTTGGGCGTTTTCGGGTTTGGTGACATCTGTTTCTTGGAATGTGATGTCTCGCTTGTCGAGCCACCGCTTTGTTGCTTTGCAGGGCTGGCAATTCGGTTGCGTGTAGACGGTGATCGTGCGGGTTTTCAAGCTGCGTTCCTTTGTTGTTGTGGTTCGAGTTGACGGGTCCAGTGCGTGTATCCGAACTGGCAGGTGTAGTAGCGGACCAGGACCTCACCGCCGCGGAGTGCCCATATTTCGGCGTGGATTGCGCGTGCTTGTTCTAGTCCTTGGCAAGCGACTTTGGAGCAGGCGCAGCGCGGGTAGGTCCTACGAGGCGGGCGTTTCATTGGCCGGGGTTGCGAGTGCGTAGATGTCAGCAAGTACGGTCTGGGGTGCGCCTGCTTGTTGGGCTGCGTAGTAGACGGCTTTGATGTTGTCGATGTCGCCGCCTGCTAGTTGCGCCTCAGCCAGGAAGTCGCGGGCCGGCGCTGGTGGCGCAAGGGGCTGGACTGTGAACACTGATGAGCGGCCCTTTTTGATCAGCAGCGGCACCTTGAGGGGCTTATCCCCAATGCCGGTCATGTGGCTGATGCGCGTCCCACCAACAGCCTCGTTGCCGAACTGGACAGTGGGGTCGCAGTAAAGGGTCACGCTCTGCCCGATGTACGCGGATGCTTTGCTGCCCCACGCCTTGGCAATAACGCGGCGCATGGACTTACCCGGTCGCCATACGCGGGGGAACCCTGCGAGGTGGAAGTTGAATGGCTGCTCATTGTTGTGCTTGGTGACGTTCTCGATGGTGAACGTGCGTGGCCCGGCAACAAGGTCAACGGCGTCGAGCTGGTCGCTCTTGGGCGCGAGGCTTTCGGTCATGTCAAGGTCGTTCATTTCAGATTCCAATCTCGATGTCGGGGAAGTGGTCGATGCGTTCGGTTGGTGGGTTGCCTGCTGTTTGGAGGCGGTAGTTGCCGATCATGACGGCGGCGGTGTTTTCGAATTCGTGGGCGGCTTCGATGATGGCGGCTTGCCAGAGCGGGTCTGGGTGGACGCGTTTGACGAAGGGTGGCATTCCGCCGTTGTAGGACATGAAGTCGAGCCATGACCGGCCTGATACGAGTAGGCCGGTTTGGATTTGGGCCATGTGTTCTGCGGGTACTTCGTCAGCCAGGATCGTGGCGAGGTGCTTCTTCTGCCGGGGTGACTTGATTTCCAAGAGCCCGTCATCACCTATCAACCCATCCGGGCTGTACCCAATTCGTCCCCATCCGAAGTCGCGGACCATGAAACCAACCTCATGGGCTGGTGCGTACCGTTCGCTGTACACGTCGCGGGCGTAGGGCTCATCCAACGTGCCACGTTCCATGTCCCGGCTGACTTGTGCGGGCTCGACGTAGCCGGTGATTCGCTCGGCTACGAGGGCCAACGTGAGTGCGCGTGAGTAGTCAGTGGATGACACTCGGAACACTGGCGGGAGGTGGTTCGCTTCGTGTGCGCGTTCATCGTGCGGGGTCTTGATCGGGGTGGGGATCTTGCGTGCGGTGCTGATGCACTGGCTCCCGGCTGGTTCACCGCAGCGGGGGCAGTCAACGGCCAGCGCGTCTGGTGATCCTAGGGTGATGAACTGCCCGATGACTGAGGCGGTGGGGATACCGCACCGGGCTTGCAACCACTCCGGCTCACCCTGGATCAGGTCATCGAATATGTGGAGGCTGCTTGCTTCTGACTCGACCGTGACCGTCATTATTCGGCGTCCTTTGTTGGGATGGGTTCGGTGATGGCGCTGTCTTCGTGGCAGGCGCAGTCGGGTGCGTGACTGTTGCGGACTGTGGCGGCTAGGTTCGATGCCCGGAGAAGGTCTCGATGTTCTTCCAAGTAATAGAAATCTGCCGATGTCATGCGACACCGCCAAGCACCATTGAGTGCAGGTCTGGTGCGTACTTAGCTAAGTACCGTGCTGCTGCCCTGCGTTCGTGTTCGGTGGTGGTGGTGTTGCCGAGTAGCATGTCGCGGTTGAACACTGACGCCCCGTTCACGAGGTCGTTGCTCGGGACTAGTTCCAGGTGGCGGCTCATCGGTTTCTCATTTCTTTGTCGGTGGCGGGGTTGGTGCAGTCGGGGTGGTGGTGGGTGGTTGTGACGGGGAACGGGCCGCACCACTCCCTCGTAGCGGTGCAGTGCTCGTGGTTCTTGGCTGGGTTGAAACTCATTTGGATGTGCTCCCAATCGGGCCTAGAACCTTGAACATCTGGTTGGCGGTGGAGACGACTTTGCAGTCTGGGCACCTGTTCGGCTCGTCACTCAAGGCGAAGGCAACAAATCGTGGACAGACAACGTAAGCGTCAGTCCAGCCGTAGCAAACGCAGAAGCCTCGTACGTAGTGGCTGGCCGGTTCGTCGCTGTGGTGCCTGTGCGTCTGGTGCTGGGAGTGTTCGCATACTTGCGCATCCATCTCCCCGACGATCAACTCAAGATCAACATCAACTTCAATGCCTGCTTGGACGGTCATCGCGTGCCTCCGATGATTGCGGCGATGACGATTGTGGATGCGGGCAGGCCAACGAGGATGAGTACGCCAACGAGGGTTTCGCGTACGGATTCGAGCGCGTCACGGTTCCAGTTGATGGGTTGGCGGGTCATGCCGCGTCCTTGCGGGGGTATCCGTTTGCTGCCCATCCGGTAGCTACGGTGTGTGCGGCTTCGAGGGTCCATTCCAGGGAGGCGTGGAGTCTGCCGTTAGGGTCGATGCCTTGAACCCACCAAGCGCCGGCGATGTCGCCTTTGGAAACGGTGGGGCGGTGCGGGTTCTTACGGTTGAACTGGTTGTAGATCACTTGTCGTCTCCTAGTAGTTCTTGATGATGTTTTCCGCTGGGTCAGATCCGCCCCAGTCGAAGGTTCCGCCGCAAACCGGGCAGTCGATGTAGAACGTGCCGCCGTTTTCCCAGTCGTCCTCGTCCGGCAGATCATGGCCCGCGTACCTGTGCGCATAGATGACCATGGCCGTTCCACAGTCGTCGTCCTCGCATGAGCCCCAGTGGGCGGTTCGATCGTCACGATCACTCATTGCTCTCCCTTTCTGCGGGAATCGTTGTCGTTCTCTAGCCGGGTTTGTTGTTGTGCTTCGTCGTCTTCGCGTTGGCTGTAGAACAACCAGTCGCGCGGTTCGCGATGGCGGGTCATCGATCCTCGCTAAATACGTCAGTCTTGTGTCCGGTGTCTTCGGTGTGGGCGTCTGCCCTGTCGTTGATGCGGTGCTCAACTCGCCCGCTTGATTGCCAGCAGCAGTCCCGGCATTCGACTACCCAGAGTTCGTCGTCATCGTCATAGCGGGGGCTCATGCGAGTAACTTCCAGTCGGATCGCTTGCCCATGAGCCTGGCTTTGAGTGCGTCGCGGGTGCCGTCCTCAACCACGTTGTAACGGCTGTTCGGGTAACGGGTGGCGCGGTGCTTACCGAACCCGGCAGGGATGTGACGGCCCTGTTCGATGTACGTCATGTACTCGGTCGCGAACTTGCTGAACACGAAGTAGTTGACGTGCTGGCCCTTCGTCTTGCCGGCCTTCAACCATTCGCGCAGGAGATCCACCTGACTGATCTTCACGGGGGTTACTGTCGGGGTGCTCATGGGGTGCTCATTTCTAGTAGGCCTCGTTGTCTAGTACTCGTTGGAGGTCTGCCACTGCGTATATCTGGGTGGCGCCTCGTTCGTCGGTTATCTGAACTTCGGTAGGGCTGATGCGATCAAAGGTGATCGGCTGGGTTTTGGTCGTTGACCAGATGGTCGTGGTCATGGCCGTCATGCGGCTTCGGGGTCTAGCACTCGGGGGTTGATGCCGAGGACGTTGGCTAGTGCGTCGGCGCGTTCCCTTGTGAGGGTGCGGCGTCCGGATTCGAAGTTGGCGATGCTTGAGTGGGTCAGGCCGACAGCGGTCCCGAGTTCATCCAGGGTCAGTCGGCGGAGTTTGCGGTTGGCTTTGATTACTTCCCCGATGCGGATGTCTGTGATGGCTTGGACGTTCCTCCGGGCTGTTGTGTTTTCCATGTGATGAACCCTACTGAATCAGACTGAAACAGTCAACACCAAAAGACTGAAACAGTGTGAACAACCGCTAGATCACGCGGAAAAATCGCTGAAAATTCATGAAATTACAAGGCGAGTTTTCAGTGTTTCAGCCGTTTTGAACTACAAGATTTTCTTTGGTGTTTCAGTCAGGGGTGCGCCACGATGGTGCCAAGGGAGGGTTTAGATCTTGACCCAAACCTGATCGACCCTTTGGGGGTTGCATGAGAGTGCAGGCCCACGATGAACCAAGTAGCCCTGAGCAAGCTGCTAAGTACACCTAGGTACGAATGAGCACGTAACTAGGTGAAAGTCGAGTACGCCTACCCTCTATGCAGGGGTGGCCTGACGGATGGACATTATTGAAATGAGCGAAGATAACAGGTCCGAACTGGCGCGGTTGCTCCGTGACCACCTTGAGGACCGGAAGATGAACACGACTACGTTCGTGCGTGAGTTCCCGGATGGGGTCCAGGCGAGGAATATTTACAACTGGCTCTCTGGCGCTAAGGTGCCGCGTGGTGCTGTTGCGCAGTCAGCCCTTGAAGAGGTGCTTGGTTGGAAGCGTGGTGCTGTGCGCGATGTGATTGCCGCGCGTAAGGGAACCCGCTTCGAACTAACAGAACTACGGGACTGGAACAAGCTTGGGGTTGAGCCTGAGCCGGCGCGTGCAAGTGAGTTGCCGATTGATGAGTTGTTGTTGGAGTTGACTCGTAAGGTTGGTGCGTTGCAGCGTGAGAACGAGATCCTGCGTGCGCGGGTGGATGGTCCGAGCGTTGTGGAGATACGTACGGGTGACACTCGTTCGGCGTATGGTCTTGCTGCTAGTTCGACGGATGCGGCCCGGAACATGGAGCATCTAGAGGACTGACCCACTTGGTAACGCCACCGTTATGTAAATCGTCTGGAACTGGTATGGATGTGTGACCTTCAACCAAACCATTACGTCTGTTAAATGTCGTGGGCGCCGGTTATGGTAATCCCATTCGCTCTCATCTGGGGGTAGCGACATGAACAGAGTTGGGGTTTTGTTGTGGTGCAAGTTGTTAGGGAGCGTCTTGAGGATGGTTACGCTGGGCTCACGGACGGGGAAACGATTTGGTTGGATGATCGCCTGGACGCGGCGCAGCAGTTGTGCACGCTTTTGCATGAGTTGATTCATGTGGAGTGGGGTCACAGTGGGCATCAGGTTGAGGTGGTTGAGATGCAGGTCCGGTATGAGGTGGCGCGTCGTCTTCTGCCGTTGGATCGGATTGTGGGTGTGTGTAAGGGGCAGAAGTCGTTGAAGGTGTTGGCGGGTGAGTTGGGTGTGACGCAGCAAGTGTTGATGGACCGGGCGGCTACGTTGACGGATAAGCAGGCGAAGTCTGCGGGGTGTTGGGACTGCCTCAAATGCCCGTCCATCGCAGCCCGCAAACGAACCCTCAGCAAAGCGCAGTGAACTCTGATGCAATTCATAATGCACTTAATTGCAAAACGAGATAAGGTTATGGTATGAGCCAAACAAGCCGGTCTGTCTGGAAGTATGAAGTGCCCGTTGATGATGAGTGGCACGAGGTGTTGATTCCCTCGCCGGGTCGAGTGCTGCACGTTGATAGTCAAGGCGCGCGCACTACTGTCGCCGTCTGGGCTGAGGTCACACCGGGGAGTGCCGAGCTAATTCCCCAACGGTTCCGGGTGTTTGGCACAGGCCAACCAATCCCCGCACGTTCCAGTTATGTCGGGTCAACTCTGGCTGGGCCGTTCGTCTGGCACGTATACGAAGAAACTCCCGGCCTGTTCGGGAAGTACGGTGATCAAGAGTGAGTCCGCGGCCTCAGTTGGCGATTGGTACGTACGGGAACATCAACACGACGAAGCAGGCGGATGGTTCGTGGGTGGCGTTGGCTAGGTTCCGTGATGATGATGGTGAGACTCGGCGCGTGAAAGCAACGGGCCGGTCTAAGTCTGGGGCTGAGGCTGCGTTGAAGGAGAAGTTCAAAACCAGGACCAACACGACTGGGGACATGAACGGTGAGTCAACGGTGCGGGAACTCGCGGAACGGTATTACGCGGGGAAG